GACCCGTAATGAACGTAGGGTAAAAGAGACGGGACTGAATAATTTTTTTAACATCAGCAAAATTGCCAAACTTGACGAAGGTATCATCTTTATCAGGAATAAGGTTTTGTTCTACTGGAGGAACCACTGCAGGTGCTTGGAAAGTACGTTCAATTTCTTCTACCTTTTTTTGAGTTACTTCAAGGTTCCATTTGCCGTAACCAGTTTTGTATTGATAAAGTTTGTTGGATACAGTCTGATAATTTGTATCATTCATATTACACCAAGCACGAATATCTGCACTGGTAACGTTATTACCATAAAGATTTTGAAGGGAAGTGCGGATGTAATCAGAAGAAAGAGACATGGTTTGTTTTGTTTCAACTCCGTTATTATAAAGGCAAAAAGGGGTCATAAAGACCCCCAGTGGACAGTTCTTGAACTGTCCCAGATTAGTAAGTTATTCAGGTTTAACTAAACAACAAAGATCAATTACATTACTAAATTTGCCATCAAAATTTATAGTTTTAATAAAAGATTTTATTTCATTTAATACAGATGGAAAATTAGTATCATGTATCATAACAAGTCCACCATTTCTAACTTTTGGATACCACTTTTCCAAATCATTTTTAATATGTTCGGCATTTAAATGGGCATCCAAAAATGCAAAGTCTAACTCTCCATCTTCAAATTTATTTACAGTAAGATCACTATCTTCTTCATAAAAAACTACTTTATGTTTATTTCTAGAACTGTATATTTTTTTAAAAGCTAAATTTTTTATAATATTAATTTCATATTGATCAACATAAAAATTTTGTGTGTAATAATCTACATAAGGTTTATAATTATCAACACAATATAGAGTTTTTAAATTTTCACAAGTTTCTAAAAGAGTAATTGTGCTATGACCGCTAGAAACTCCAATTTCTATTCCTTTTTGATATCCCATCAAATTTATCATTTGTACAGCACTAAATACTGCTGCACTTTTATAACAAGCTGAATCTATAAGAAAGCAATCAGAGTACCATTCTGAAAATGCTATCGATCTTTGTTTAATATAGGCACTAAAATTTTGTTCTTTATTCTGAATAGTATGTTCTGCCATTTCATCTTTTTTCATGCAACTAATTCAATAAATTCACTTAAGACTTTTTTATTTAGTTTTTTAGTTTTGAGTGATTTTGCAAAAGCAGATTTAATTTGAGATTTAGTTGCATCTTCAGAAACTTCAAACTCAGTTTCTTGAGAAAGTGCCGATGCAGACATTCCAAAGTAAGCATCATAACCAGAGTTGGTGATAGTGAAACTCTTCAGTTTCCTCCAATCATTCTGAATTTTCTCATACTGTTTATCAAGTTGAGAATGATACATTTGAACAAACCGACTAAAAATACGTCCTTCAAGAACACGAATACCAATAAAATTCATAAAAGTAAACTTGTCTTTCAAATTCCTAAGAAGAACATCAGTGAACTCATGATACGCAGAACCAATTTTGTAAGTAGTTCCTAATTTACGATCACGAATAAATGTTGTGTGTGAGTTAATATAACCAGTTCCAATATATGGTTCTTTATCCCAGTGACGTTTAACCTCTTTATGATGGACAAGTTGATTTGCTTCACCATCGGTCAAGACAATACACTGAACTTTTTGAAGTTTATTTTCTTTCTGAAACTTAGGAAGAATTTGATGAAGAGTGATTAATGCTTCATTCAAAGGAGTTCCAGATAAAGCAAGACGATTAGAGTAAGTATACGAGCAAGTGTAAGACCTACCAAAACAATAAGCAAGACGCCAAATATTCAACATCTGATGTTCAAGAACTTTACCAGAAACTTTACTTGTAAGAATATTCATCATAGAAAAAGTTTCGTCAATAACTAAAAGACCATCTTTCTTTTGATAGTGAGGAGTACGATCTGCAGATATATAACGATCATTCTCATAATCATACTCACCACGACGCCATTCATTTGTAAAAGCATAAACCTCAAAAGGAATAGATACTTTCTTACAAAACCAAACAAGATTGAAGAGTTAGCAGTATCAAGAACGCCAGTGCGAGCAGTTGATGCACGAGCATACTGATCTGCTGCCTTACGACACTCAAACTCTTTTACAAGATAATTGACTTCCTTTTGAGCAGAAGATTTGAACTTCTTAAACTCAAGATCAGATTCTTTATAAAGATTTGTTGGAGTAAAATTTTGAATTTCACCATGTTCATTGTGAAGTTTTTGTTGACGAGAAAATGAATCATCAATCTCTTTATGAACTTCATGATTATTTCCAATAATAGTATCAAGATTTACTTGAGGAACTTCAAGATAAACATTGTCACAATCATCGTTTCCTACAAGATCACGAATATTATCTTCTAGAGACTCTGCAGTGCGAACTTCGGGTTCCTTTTCTTCAGCAGAATTTACTTGAGTTTGCTCACCCTGAGCGGTTCCACCATAAGAATTATCAGAGTCTTTTTCAGAAGAAGTATCACTCTCATCTTCTTTATCAGAAGAAGAATCATTAGTCTCTACAAAATCACTTGCAGGAGACTGAGAATTTCCCTGTGTTTCGTGAGAATCAAAGTCAGAAATCTTCTGTTCTTGTTCCTTTTCTTTCTTGCAGTATTTGTAAAGTTCTTCTGCAGCAATTAGAACATCTGCAAAACTTTCAGATGCAGCAATCAAATTGATGATTTCCCTTTCTTCACCGTCTTCAATAGGAATGTCGGCATAATTACCAATCTTAAAGTAAAGATTAGCACGGTCGGCAAGATTGAAGGTAGAAATATCATCCTCGGCAATTTGAAAGAAATCTTCTTCATTCAGTTCCTTATAACCATTAAAGAAAGTCTTAGCGAGTCCAGCATACTTGCGCTTCATCAATTTTTCAACGCGAGCATCCTCTACCACGTTTACAAACTGAGGAGGAACTTTTACTTGATTAGTCCAATCTTCATCAGGAGTGAAGAGAGCATGACCGACTTCATGACCAACAAGAAGGTCATACACAAGACCACTCGCTTTCTCCCACAGAGGAAGAGTTAGGACACGAGTATGAACATTAAAGCAAGCAGTAGAAACTTTCTTATGCTCAACCACCAAATCCTCAGTAGCAAGTAGTTTGGCGAGTTGAGACTTGATTTCGTGACGAATGGGCATTGGATTTGTTTCGTATGAACCTACCATAAAACGAAAGGTCGCCTTTTGGGCGACCCATGTGACGCTTTTTGAACTGGGCCAGTCGTGCTTTAGCCTGGCGCAGTGCTTGCGGTTTAAGTTTTCGTTTCTGATCCTTCTTGGAGTGATGTTGCCAATTGGGAGTGTTCATGGTTTTTAAATATTTATCCTACCTTAGCACCTCTGGATAAAAAAGGGAATAGTACCAGCAATAATCTTTAAAAATTTTATTTTGAGCAGACTTTCTCAACTTATCGTCATAATTAGGGATACTTGGAGTTAATGATTTTTTTAGTTTATGATATCCATAAGGAAGATAAAAAGTATCTTTATAATTAATTTGAGTTATGTTATCTAAATTAAAATTATAAGAATCTAATCCCAAAAAATTAGATGTTTCGTATAAAATTTTATTCGGATTTTCCATAAAATCTTCATATCTAATTATTTTTATTCTATCAAAATAAGATCTATCAAGATCAACTAATTCTTTTAATCTTGATAGATGTTTTTTTACCATATCACCTTTCAAAAAATAATCTATCCTTTCATCTAAAAAATCTTTATCAAAATCTTGAAATTCATCATAATAACTTGATAGACTATTAGAGAATATACCTTTTGATGATAATTTATCAAATGATAGATATACTCCTCTCAGATCTCTAATAGTAAATATAATTTTTATATCTGGGTAGAGAGTAAATATAAGGTTAAAAATTTCTGCCCATGCTCTAGATTTATCTAGGTAAAATTTAGTACTTGATAAATTATTAATCCAAGATTTTGTTCCATAATCAATAAAATTTTCATACAGTTTATAAGATAGATCAGCATCATACTGAGATTCTTGTATTGATTTCTGTGCTTGATCTAAAACCGTAATTAACAAATCAGGTAATGCAGAATCTGCAGACAATGTTACGTCTGGATGTTGACCAATTACATTGCATAAAAGAGTTGAACCAGATCTAGGTAGTCCACAAAAAGGAATTAGTTTTGACATTGAATTTCAGTTTTATAAGAGAAGTTTTTTCTTTTTTCAAATTTAATTACATTATCAAATTTATCAAGTAGAGATTCCTTATGAGAAATAATAAAAGTATTTGAATCTTTTATAACAAACCTAACAATTTTTAAAAAGTCATCTGTACCAAATCCATCTAGAGAAGAATCAAAAATCTCGTCAAGAATTAAAAGATTTGTATTAGTTGAGTTTTTAAACTTTGCAACTTCTCGCCAAGCAAATAATAATGATAGATCTATTCTCTGTTTTTCTCCTTCACTAAAAGAACTATAAGTAAAATCTTCATGGATTGGAGAAAGTATGCTCTCATTAAATTCTTTATCAAAAGAAAAATGTTTTCATATCAACAATATCAGTGTATGTTGATTCTAAATTTTGTTGAAATGAATCTAGTTTTTGATGTTCTTCATTTTTATTTTCTAGTTGATTTTCCAATACTTTAATTTCATTATCAATTCTTTTAATCTGTTTATTATATTCAGAAATTTTAGTATTATTTTTTGATGCCTCTTGATTTAATTTAAGTACTTGATTTGATATATTCAAAAATACTTTTTCTCTTTCTTCTTCCTCTTTTATTGCATTTTCAAGTTCAGTATAACCTTCTTGAAGTTCTTTAGATTTTTCTTTCGATTCTAATATTTTAGATTCTCTAAAGTTGTTATCAATTTCTTGAGTGCAAGTAGGACAAGTGGTATTCTCAGTAAAGAACTTATGCTCGTCAATAATTGTTTTTACTTTCTGTGTGAGTTTACCTTTTAGATTTCCAAGTTTACGAAGTTTTTCTGAAGATCCAGAATTTTTTTCAAGATCATCTGTCAATGATGAAATATTTTTTTGGATCTCTTCATTGTCTCCTTGCAGATTACCAATATCTTCAACTAATGATAACAATGTTATTTTTTTATTTTGTATATCTTCCTTTCCCCTATTTTCAAGTTCTTCAATAAAACTTTTTTGCATCTCTACTTTTTCCTTTAGAGATTCTTTTTTCAATTCATAAACTCTAATATCATCTTTGAATTCTTTTAATTTATCCTTTATTAAGGAATTCATTGTAGAGAAGATTTTTATATCCAAAAGATCTTCAATTACTTCCCGTCTTCCTTGTGCTGGAAGTTGCATAAAGGGAACAAAATTACTACTTCCGAGAATTACAATCTGAGTAAAAGATTTATAATTCATTTTGAGAATGGTTTGTTCCAAATATTTTTGCTGATCTACAGATGACGATTGCTGATTTAATACTTCGCCATTTCTATGGATTTCAAAAATACTAGGTTTAATTCCTCTAACAATTTTCCAATTTATTGACCCAATGAAAAATTCAATTTCTACTAGACAATCTTTTTCATTAGTAGAATTAACTAATTGAGGTTTATTAATTTTTCTAAAAGATTTACCAAACAAAACAAAAGTAAGAGCATCTAAAATAGTGCTCTTACCTGCTCCATTAGATCCAATAATTAAAGTATTTGATACTTTATTTAAATCAACTTCTATAAAATGGTTACCAGTAGAAAGAAAGTTTTTCCAGCGGATTTTTTCAAATACTATCATATTGATTTGGTGGAACTACAATATCATCTTTGGTTATAACTGCATATTCATATCCATGCAGTTCACATACATTATACAACAATTCTTCTTCGACTTCAACAACATTCATTTCTGGACTACCAGAATCTTCAAGCATCATAGCAAACCTTACTGCATCATCTTCTTCTTCAAAGATATATAAAATTTGCTCACCATATTCATCTGTTACAGAATATGCTCCTCTATCTTCCTCTCCAAGAATTGTTAATATGTACATATTAAATCATTTCGCAAGACTCTTGATAAATCTCTTTAATAATTTCCGACAATAAATTTTTGTCTAAATTATGTTCAGATTCTCTAATATATGTATTAAGAATCGATAAAGTATTTTCAGATTCTAAATCATCAATCGAGTCTTTAGAATACCATCCATCAAAATTATAATTTTCAATTACTTTTAGATCTGCTACATTTGCGGAATATAGTTTATCTACAAATTTTTCAAATTGTTTCTTATTAGTATTTTCTTTAACGATTAACTTGACAATTTTATCTTCGTATAGTGAAAAATTAAAGGTTTGATGATTGGTATCTTCGTAGCAAATATTATAGAAAATATTGTAAGGATTATCGATATAAGTTATCTCAAGAGTATCAGTATCAAAAATAATAAACCCTCTTTGATCATCTACATCATTCCAATAAATTTCATATGGATTTCCTATGTAGAAAATGTTTTCTTGGTTGCTTCTAGTGTGATAGTGTCCCGACAAGACAAGGGAGAACTTCTCAAGTAATTTGCGGTCATAACCATGCTCCATGATGCATTGTCTATTAGCGGCAAATCCTGCAAGTTCAAGGTGCCCCATCGCACAGTTGCAAGTTGTCTTTTTAATAAGGTTGAAAGTAGTTTTCTCATTTTCTTCATTAATCCATGGTATAAAAAGTGTTTTAAGATTTCCTAGTTGAACTTCAGTTGGTTCTGAATAAACTGTTACATTATCATATTCCCGAAGCAATAAATCAACTGCATTTATATTATTAGTATTTTTATAATATGCAGTATGATTACCTACAATTGTATGGACAACGATACCCATCTTTTGTAGGGTATCATAATAATTATCTTTTGCCCAAGATAATGCAGAGAAATCAATACCTTTACGACTATCAAAAGTATCTCCCATATCTACAACAGTAGTAATTCCTTCTCTTACCAAAGTTGGAAAAAATACATCATTGTAGAACTTTAGAAAGAAATCATGAAAAAGTTTAGAATTTTTTCTTGCTCCAAAATGTTGATCTGTAATAATTGCAATCTTCATTTTAACTTCTCATTTTTGAATGTACATTATCTTTTATACTATTGAAGTCGCTGTAGTTTTGTCCATTGATATGATTATCATCAGAGAAAACTTGATCATAACCACTTTTTTCAAGGATTCTATTTTTAATCTCTAATTGCTTTTTCTCTTTTTGAATTCTTCTAAGGAATGCGTAGTAAATAATCTGAGTAAAATATGCGAATGGATTATCAGATTTCTCTGGATCAAAATTATGAACGTATTGAACACAATTTTCAATACCATCAGAAATCATATCATCCTTAAAAATATAATTTACAAAGTTAGGTTTAAATGAAAGGTGAGTTGCAATCTTAAGAAAGCATTCCCCAATATACCTTGGAATGATAGGTTTTTGCAACCCATTCTCTTGAGCATCTTTTAGTTTTTTCTTGTAAATGATTAGAGCTTCTAGGAATTCTTTATTATTGACATAGTGCTCTGACTTTTTTCCTTTAGACATTGATATCATTCAAAATACTAGTAATGTTAATTTTATACTCTTTGGGTAAATTATCTTGATCTATTAATTGATTGCAAGATTTAGCAATCATATAGTGCCAAAGATTTAAATCAAATCCTAGAAGTTTTCCAAGTTTATTTACATTACACAGTAAAGGTCTTTCTTCATAGACAGAACATTTCCCATCAATGAGTTTTTCACACTTACCATTTGAATCATATTCGTAAGGAAAACTTTCACCGGATTCTTTCCAAACAGGGTGATTAGAATTCTTAGCATTCTCAATTGCTTTGTCAACATGTGAACAACAAGCATTACAAGAAGTACATGGAAATTCTAAATCACTCATTCTGAAAATTAGACTTATTAAAATTATAACACCTAAACTAAAAGTTGACAAGATGTTTGGAATAGGGGTATAATAACTTTGTCAGAGTTTCAAACATTAATTTAGCTACTCTTAAAGATCTTTTCTAATACTTTTTTAGCTTCAGATACATTAGAGATGTATCCCATCTTTCTATTTTTAATAGATTCATTAGAACCTTTATTATTATCTATTCTATACTTTTTTAAATATTGATTATAGATATTAACAAAGTAACTATCATCAGATTCAGATATAGTTAGAACATCTTCCATGTTTACAAGAAACATATCTTGAGAAGCTGTCTTTAACCATGGTTCTACCTTATATCCTGTAGATTGATCTCTTATTTTTATTTCCTTTATTGTAACAGGATTTTCTAATAATAAAAATAATTTATCATCTTCTCTAGATGCTGAAACTATAGAAAATAGTTCTTCTCCATTCTTTAATTTAACAGTAGCATAAAAGTCTTCTTCCATCATGGTTTTAAATTTACTGAGATTATTTCATAGTTAAAGTTTTCTTCATTATAAATTTTTATTCTTTCAATTAAATGATTTAAAGTATAATTTTTTGTTGACTTAAAAGTACAATCATCTGCAACATCATATAATACTGCTTTAGTTTTATTTTTTCCTTTCCTTAATATTCTTCCAATTGATTGTAAATTTCTAATTCTAGATTTACTTGGAGATGCAAAGATTACATTGTGAAGATTTTTAATATTGATGCCAGTGCTAAAAGTGCCATAAGAAGCAACAATGATTGCATTATTTTCTCTTTCTGTTATACTTCTTACTAACTCTCTTTCTTCAGTCTCCACTCCTCCATGAACAAAAAATACTTTTCTATTTTCACTAACACTACTATTTATTTTTTCAAATAATGGTTCTCCATGGGTAGAAACCCTACTAAAAAGAATTAATGTATTACCTTTTAAATCTAAAGCAAGATTTTTTATAAAGTTATTTCTTTTCTCATGAGTAATTAGATATTGAATCTCATCCTCATAGGTTTCAAATTTCTGTGGATTATGCTTTAATACAAGACACCTAATATCTAATTTGGATACATGTCCTTTCTCCATTAATTCAGCAGTTCTAGTTACTTTATAAGATGGACCAAATAATCCTTCAAGAACCCACTTATGAGTTTGTGTTCCATCTAAAGTTCCAGTAAATCCAAATCTATATTTTGCATGATGAAGATTTGTCATTATAGATATAAGAGACTTACTTTTAAATAAGTGTGCTTCATCTCCAATAACTACATCATAATCTTCAAAGAAATTTCTTTCTAGTTTGTAGATTGATTGCCATGTAGTTACAGTAACTGGCATATCATTTCTTTTCTCACGTCCAGAATATATTTTATGGCAATATGAATCAGCATTCCATCCATAATCACGAAAATCACCGACTAGTTGATCTACAAGACTGGTCGTTGGAACAACTATCAGAATTTTTTGGTTCTTATCCGTATAATAACGTACTAAAGCGTAAATCATCAGACTTTTTCCTGACGCAGTGGGACTTATCAATAATTTACGATTATGTCGTAGGGCATCATATACTGCCTCTAGTTGATAAGACCTTGGAGAAAAGTGTGTGATTGAAGAAAAATAATCTTTTACCCCTTCCATCGAGATGTTTTCATTAACTTCAAATGGAAGTCCATAATACTTATTATCTTTAAATTCATAACTATAATTATAATTATTGCAAAAAGATATTAATTTATCCAGGAGACCTATGTAGAGTTGTTTAGTTCTCATGTCAAATAAATGTATCTCCCCAGTCCAGTTTCTCTTTCTGTACTGAGGCATAAATTTTGCGTTAGGAACCTCAAATTTAAAATAGTCCCTTAGTTCATATTCGATATGAGGTTCCGTTTCAATTTTAAGATAAACTTCGTTTGATTTGTATATAATCAAATTTGCATTATTAACCATAACCTGCCTGGAATCTTATAAATTCGATGGCATTCTTAATATGATAAGTCCTATTAGAGACTTGTTTAAGAATACTCTCAATATAATTTATGAGAGTTTCATAGTAGTCTATTTTAAGATTAACGTTGACTAATTTTTCATCAGCATCAAGGTATTTTTGCATTGTATCTTTATCCCTAATCTTTTTAGGAAAAGGATCATCTTGATACACTTCTGCATCTGCCTTACCAGAATAATATTCATACCTTTCATGTCTGATATTCTTTCTCTGCTGTTCTGCCTTTTTCTTCAGCAAAATTATATTATTATATAAATCAAAATACTTTGCATGTAATACTGATATGTTTAAAGATTCTGTATGCAAATTGTCGATGTCAATTTTAGAATCTTTTTCCCACATACTTTGTATAGATTCTAAATCAATACTCATAGAGATTGCCCATTCTTACCTACTATATTATACATCATATACTTAAAAGTTACATCTGCTGTAAAATATTGATTATCAGGAGTTGTTGAATCAAACTGAAGAGAAGATAATTTATATGGGAATAATGATTTAAATCTTACTTCAAAGTTATAATTTTGATTACTATTATAAACAACTAAAGTTCCATCAGAATAGATATTCATCTGAGACTTTGGTGGATTTTCAAATTTTGACTTTGTATCTTGCAGATCATATATTTGTTGTAATGTTTCTGGAAATCCAAGACCTCTCATCCAATTCTGAATCTCCATATAATTTTCTAGATTCTCATCTACTAAAAATCTGAGACTAAAATCTGCAAACTCAATCTTATCTCCAGGTACTGGAATATCAGTCAAATAGTTTGGTTGATTAACAACACCCAATGTCAAGTCTGGAATATTTGCATTGTTACTAAAGTAAGCAACTTTAGGTGCTCTAGTAATAGTAAATTTAAATCCTAATGTGGAAAGAAAATTTCTATTTTTTATAGTATTATTAAACTCGTTGAAATTATCCATCAGACTAGTTTACTTTTAGATATTTAGATAAAAAAAGGGTGCCTTTCGGCACCCTGAAGAAGAGTTGTGAAATAGATCACATGAGGTTTTTGACCTGTACTCTTCTGTAGTAACGGTTTGCGTTATGTCTGAGTGCGCCGAGACCCTTATCACTACCTTCTGCGAATGGATTTGCAACAATACCGTAACGGGTCTTGAAGCCGATCTTTGGTTGGAAGGTGTTCTCACCAACGGCACGAACCATTTGGAGAGGAACATAAGGACAATAGAATAGTCCAGCGTCATAAGGTGAAGAACCCTTATAACCTACAACGTAGTACTGGTTAGCAGATACGTTTGCAGAATATGGGTCAATGTATACGCGGAACTTACCCATTAGCTCGATTTGGAAGAGTAGACCCTTGAACTTCTCAACGCTCCAACGACCGTTAGAATCAACGTCAAGGTCGAATACACCAGCGGTAGCAGTATTTACAGCAGCACCTTGCTCAGCGACCTTATAGATGGTTCTGATGACTTCTCTGTTGATTTCTGCGAGGATTTCAGTAGAGAGAATGTTAGCAAGTTCTGCTTCTGCGTTTAGACCGTGGATAGCCTTGAGGTCTTGAGCGAGTTCTAGTGAATACTCAGCCTTTAGTGCTCTTGACTTAGCAGTTACGGTGACTTTCTCGATTGAGAATGCCATTTCGTTGAACTGATCAGAAACGCCGAGGTTCTCAGCGTCGCCAGTGTTCATGCCCTGACCTACATTGTAAGCGAGGGATGAAGCAGCACCAACTGGATTTAGAAGACCAGGATTAGTACCTGCTTGTGCAGTAGTACCGAAACCAGCAACTCCATCGGTGAATCCACCTTCGTTGTTGAAACCGCTATCCTGACCAGAGAATGCAGTATTTGCTTCGTCGAAGAATGCTTCAGTACCGCTCTGGTTGGTGTAGCGTGAACGCATTGCGAAAATTAGACCAGTAGGACCGGTCATTGGTTGAACGCCTGCGAGATCGTATGCAACGAGGTTAGGCATTGCACGACGAATGAGGCTGATTAGTACAGGATCAAAACCTGCAACTGGGCCACCAGCAGCAGCACCAGTACCAGTGTTTGAAAAACCACCAGTACCTGCTGAGTTGGTTGGAGACTCAGTTAGGAATGAACCTGACTGTGAGAAAGCATTTTGCTCTCTTAGAAATCTTTCTTGGTTTTCTAGCAGTTGAGCGGTTACAGCTCTTCTGTGTGAATCCTTGATAGAATCAAGGCCTTCATAGTTCAGAAGTGGTGCCCACTTTTCCTGCAGATGCTCTTGACTGAACATTTGCGTTTACCTTTTGTGAATGTTTACGTTTGATTTAATATTAAATTCAGTTTTTTGGAGAAGTTACTGAAAGAGCTCTTAAATAAGCATTCATTGAATCTGAGTGATACTCAGGTGCAACATCTACTCCTTCAGATAGAGTTTCAGTTCTTGCCCTTTGAGAAACTGCAATATTTGGGAAATATGATTCCCTTAGAGTTTCTAGTTTTTCACGATATTCTACCTCACTTTCAAACTCAACACTTTCGGCAAGTGAAGCGAGCTTTTCCTTCTGAGAAAGTGCAAGACCCTCAGAAATCTCATCAAAGATCCCATCAGCAACCGACTCTGCGAGACGCTTGTTTAGGGAGATGTTCTTCTCAATTTGCTCGTTGAGTTTTGTCTCCATATCATCAAGTTTTTCTACCATGCTCTCTAGAACATTATATTTATCTTCAGGGATTGATACATAGTGTGCTTCAAAAAGGTCTTTTAGACCATTCATGAAGGAATCAGAAAGTTCCTCCTTAATACCAGATTGGATGGTGAGTTGATTCTCAGACATCCACTCATCAGCGACATACTCTAGATAAGCATCAACTCTTTCTTCTAGAGAAGTCTTAATTTCTTGAACTTCTTCTAGAAGTCTTTCTTCGTATTGTGCTTCTAGTGACTCACGAATTTCTGAAACTCTTGCTCTTAGAGCGGTTTCAAAAATTAGTTTTGCCTTTTCTTGGAATTCTTCGGAGAGTTCCTCACCAGAAAGAAGTGCTTCAACGTCTTCTTCAACGCTGAACTCTTCTTCTACTTCTTCAGTTTCCTCTTCCTCGTCACCTTCTTCAGCAATTACTTCATCTTCCTCAGAATCTTCCTCGGAAATTACTTCTTCATCTTCTAAATCTTCATCTTCCTTCATCTTTTGCATACCCTCAGCAGGTTTTGCTGCTTTGGTTACAATATCCTTAACAGTCTTTAGTGAAGGTTCTGCTAGTTTTGCAGAATCGTCATCAGACTTGTAGTTTTCTGGTGTAGGGCCACCAAGATCTTCCCAAGAACCAGTTTGACCAGCAACAGCACCTGCTGCTAGTTTTGGCATTGGATCCGCTCCCTTAGCGCCAGCATTGACAGCGGTTCTGGATTGCTTAGTGCCTACTTCCATTTCTTGTAAATCTCCACGAGACATTTGAACTCTCCGATTAACCTATAAATTTAATCTATATTTATTTATTAAAATATAATTTTAAAGACTATTTAGAAAATTGT